ATATAATGAAATTGTTTATTATGTTTTCTAATGAAACATACTGGTAGTTTCCAAACTGCTCTGTAGCTAACACTTCTCTAAGTAATATAGGTAGACCTAATAAAGGTGAACCATCTGCAGCTTGTATGTTAGCGTTTATGTTAGTATTATTAAAGACTAAATTGTAACTATTGTCAGGAGTAACGTCACCTGGGCTAGTACCATTATAAGAATAACTATTCTTGCTTACCTCTACATTGTTTATAAATATTATTATATCAACTTGTTGAGTAGGTCTAGTAGCAAACGCAGCTGTGGTTACTGGTCCAACCGTAAGGTTTCCAGCTCCAGCACCTATAAAACTTTGGCTCTGCTCGTAGTAACCTTGTTGTGTTCCGTTGAATAATGGCATATCTTATTGTTTTTCTTGTTGGATTGTTTGCATTTCTTCTTGATTTGCAACTTGATACATTTGAACTTCTTTAGTAGATAAACTAGCTAGTTCTAATATTTTTTCAACCAAAGCTATTTCTTCTGATTGATGTAACTGAAAGTCTACACTTGTGGTAGCGTTGTATAAAGCTTCACCATAAACCATTACATAACCCCAATTAGGAGCTAATGGTCTAGCTATTACATCACAGGTTACGTCTGCTATTATTGTTGCAGGATATAACTGTATTGTAGTTTCGCTTGTTCTAGTGTAAGCAGGTCTGATTAAGTTTGGAGTTGTTAGTGGAGACATTTCAAGCATTTGTATGCTTTTTTTGTTTAATTTCTCTACTACTCTTGCCACACCATTAGTAGTGTGAATTACATTGCCTAATCTATAATTAGTTGGAAGAGTTCCTATACCCGTGTTGGCCATAGCGACCGCGACAGGCACGCCTTCAAATATACTTATTTTTTCTTCAAGTATATTTAGCATGTCTGAGTATTCTGTACTGTTACCGTGCAGTCTACCAAATTGATTTATGTCATAGAAATATTGTTCAAATATATCTAATTGAGCTTGTTCTGCAAATAAATTAAACTCTTGAGGAGTAACGTAACCACGTTGCTCTTTGTTTAATGTACTCAAAACAGTTTGATAAACAGTATCTACACTTACAGCCATAATTAATAAGGGAATTTTTTATTTAATGCTTCTTTTCTAGCGTCACAACCACAGTCTTTACCTGTAGCTTTACTAATTTTGTCAACAACTGTTTTTATACCAGTTGCTTTTGTTATAGCTTCAACTGTGTCGCCGAAACCTTTGTGGTTCATTTTGAAAGCCATAATAATGTGTTTAAGTAAATGTAACCGCCCGAAGGCGGTCACTTTACATTGTTTTTATTTTAATTTTTTGGATAAGTTTTTAAACAATTCCATTCCATCGTCAGTTTTAAAGAAAGCAGCTAAAGCATTCATAGGATGTTCATCATAAGGAACAGCACATATTTTTTTGCCATTAGGATAACTAAAAACTCTTTGATCTGGTGAAAGTTTAATTAAGTTGTTTTCAACAAACTTAGCTCCAATGTTTTTTAATTCTACATTTTCATCGTTTGCTAGTTGTAAGAACATTCCTGGATTTCTCCTAGCCATTAAAAGAACATCTCTCTTAATTTCTTTACTTGTCATGTTGTTTACGTTACTACCAACTTCTGATCTCAGTATAGCTTCAGCAGCATCTATATCTAATCCTTTAGCAGCAATAAGAGCGTTAATCTCGTATTCCATATAAGCTAAATCATCTGTTGCTTCTTCTACCTTGTTGTACTCACTATAAGTACGATCTTTCATAGGGTGATATAATGATAATAATTTCTGTAAACTTTGATCCGATTTTGGAACAAATAATTTACCATTTCTCATTATTATTCTACCTAAAGTTGCGTTACCATCTTGTTCGTCTACAAATGGAGACCAATGGTTTGTTGCGTATTTAAGTTCCCTGTTATAACCTGCTACCTCGTCAAAATAAAGTAAAGGTCTTTCTGATGTATGTAAAGATGGTATTGAGAAAACAATAGGTTTGTGTCTACCGTTTAATTCATACAATCTATCTTTTATTTCCCAACCTTCTATTTTGGTTGGATTTTTCTTTTTTGTTTTTTCCATGATATGATATAATTAAATAATTTAAATAAAAGTAATAGTTACCCCCGTTGATATAACGAGGGTAAAGATTACCTGTGTTGTATTATGATTTTTTCAATAATACGAAGTTGTTAGCAGCTTGTACACATAAACATCTTTCTGATAAGAAGTTTACAGTCATGCTATCTAAGTCAGAAGTATAACTTCCACCAACAGATCCTGTGATCCAAGACTTCATTTTTCTGTCATCTGCTTCAGAAGCTCTGTAACGGATGTGTAAGAAAGGTCTTGAGATATTTTTACCCATTGATTGATCGTATACTGTTGAAGTACCAGCAGGTACAATAACACCTTCTACGTCAGCAATTAACCCACGAGTAGTAGCGTCGTTTAAGTATTTCCAATCAGATTTGTAAAAATCGTAAGATCCACGTCTGAAACCAGAAAAGCCTAAATTTAAAGCCATATCCTCAGAGTTATCGAATACACCGTAAGATGTACCACCAGCTCCGTAAGAATTTTGATTTGCTAACATTTTATCAATGCTTAATGCAGTAGCTCTATCTAAGAACATCATGTTCTCTTCAATAGCTCCTTGCTTATCAAGCTCTTGTAAGATAGCATCAAACTCATCAATTCCACCACCAACGCAAGCGTTAGCAAATCCTTGATTGTTATATACTAATCCTCTTGATTCAATAGCAGCAAATAATCCTTCAGATCCACTGAAAGTAGCAGCTAAACCAGATGCAGCAACAGCTTTTTCAGCTTCAATCATTGCCATTTCTAATTTATCTTCAAATCTAATTCTTGTTTCACTTTCAGATTTTAAATACCAAAGGTACCCAGAAGCACCAGCTTCAGTAGCAACTTCAACCCATCCAATCTGTGCAGTATCAGATCCACTAATTTCATACTTACCTTTTAATATAATAGGTTTGTTATCAAATTTAGTGAATGGAGAATCTACAGATTGTTGGTCTGCGTTTGCAGTTCCTTTTGCGTATTCAGAACCAAAGATGAATAGTTTTACTGCAGCAGCAGCAAATCCAGCATTATTAGCACCACCTAATACAATACCAGCAAAATCATAAGCAGATACTACTAGAGTAACAGTTCCAGCAGGTTTGCTTTGTATTCTTGCTTTTACAGTTAAATTCCCTTGAGAGATAACTAAAGTATCACCTACAGAATATAACGCCCATTGTTGAGCAGCAGTTAATCCGTCACTATTTCCAACGGGATCAGCTACTAATGTAATTGTATCGCTTGTTGCGTTTGTGTTTGCGATTGTAGCGTTATTAGATGCTACGTGAATTCTACCTTGTTCAGACCAAACTACTTGATCAGAAGCCATTGGCATTTCAGCGCCAACCATTCTTAAGAAACCAGAGATAGTACGGTTACCGTATCTTTCTACTTCTTTCTCATAAACTTCTGGTAAAAATTGTCTTGCAAAGTTAAAATCATTATCAGCAATTGACAAATAGTTATTGTCAAATGCAAGTTTGTTTGGGCGAGGTACCACGTGTGATAACTCAGCGCCAGTTCCAGCTAAAGCCATAATTTTTAATTTTTAAGTTTTGTTAATTTATTTTCTTTTTTTAAATCCCCACTTAACTGTTGAACCATCTGTATCGACAGATCTATAAGTAGTACCTGATGTAGGTGCTGCTGATTGACCTTTCCTAGGATCCATACTGATGTTTTTTGTATTGGCAACACTTTGCCTCATAGCATCAGACTTTCCTTGTTCGTAAAAATGATTTGCAATTGCATCGGGATTCATTGCAGTGAATAAAGATTTATGATAACCAGCAGCGTCATTCATCTCATTGTTTTTGTCAAGAAACTTCTTTACAAAATTATTGATGTTGCCCTGAGTACTTTTAACTTCATTCGGGTTTTTAACATTAAACCTATACCTTTTGTCTCCGACTTTGTATTCAAAACCTTTGAAATCGTCATTAAAAACTTGGTTAGTTTTATTGTTGAATGTTTGAGTTTGCTTATCAGCAACCTCTTTTTCTTTACTATATCTACTGAAAAAATCTACAGCTTTTTGTTGCTCAGGCGCTAACCTAGAACCAGCTTTAATTTCTTCATAGTATTTTGTTTTTAAGCCATTAAGATGATTTTTAGCATTTGCTAATTCTTCTTTTCTAGCTAATTTTTTTCTTTTAATATCTCTTTCATCTTCCATGTCATCTTCAATAGCAAATTTATCTTCTATTAAAAAGTTTATTTCTGATGGATCTAAGTGAGGTCTTGTGTTTTGATAATACTCAACTAGTAGTTGTTCTTCATTTAAAGCATCTACATCTTGATTAAGTTTAACGTAATCTTCTAAACTTCCACCAGTTTCATCTATAAAGTCTACAACTTTTTGAATGTTTTCTGGTAAAGGTTTTCCAGTTTCTTGAGCCTCAACAACTGCTTCTGCAATTTCTTCAGCTTTTTCAACAACCTCTTCTTCTGTTATTTCTTCTAAAACAGATGGCTCTTCAGGAGCAACCTCTTCTTCAACAACAGCAACAGGTTCTTCAACCTTTACTTCTTTTTTAACTTCTTTAGCATCTTCACCTTTTTTAGGTTTAGCTACTAGTTTGTCAAAATCTATTTTATGAGTACCATCTTCTTTGACAGTAACTTCAGGTACTAGATCACCTTTTTCAGTCTCTTTTGTAGGAGCTTTTGTTTCTTCAACTAGCTCTACTACTTCTTCGACTACTTTTTCTTTTTTAGCCATAATAAAATATTATAAAATTAATTACATAGGTCCAAATTGTCCTATATCAAAACCACTCATATTGTCATTTCCAGCAGATTCAAAATCTTTTGGAGACGAGTCGTTTGTTCTTTGATCAATCAACTCGCTTTGTTGAGTTGCTTGTATTTTTGTTCTTTCGTCTTTGCGATCTTCTTTGTAAGCTTCTTTGTTTTTATTTCCATCAACTTCCATACCTTTTAACTTCATGTTAAATTCAAACTCTAAAGTCATTAAGTCTTTTTTCAACATAGCTTCTTGTTGCATTTGTTGAGATTTCATTTGACCTTTAAGTTGCTCCATTTGGGATTGTATCTGAAATAAAGCTTGAGATTTTTGAACTTCAGCTTGAGCAGCAACCTGTTGTGCTTGCGCATTTGCTTGAGCTTGAGCTTGCATGTTTTCTTGTTGCATCTGCTGATCTCTATCTTGCTTCTTTTTTCTACGTTGCTTCAGTAATTGATTTGCTAGCTTTATGTTTTTTATTTCTCTAAGATCTATAGCGTCTTCTAAATCAATCAAACCACCAGCAACAGCTGCTTGTATATTATTTTCTAATAAAGCTTTTTCTTCATCATCAGGAGTTAACTCTATAAATATACCAAAATCATGTAAATATAAATTAGCTATATCTTCTAATATACCTACATTTTGATTACCTATTTTTTGTATAAAAGCTTCTTTTGTAGGTGAAAATTCTAATATGTCAGATATTCTTAATGATAAACCTTCTGCTAGTTCTTGTGTAATTGCTAAACCAGATTGAAGTATATGTCTTGTAGCTGTATTTGAATTTGCAGCAGCTAATTTTTGAACACCAACTAAAGCTCTGCTATCAGGTGTGCTACCATCTCTAGCTTCATTTAAACCGGTCACATCTCTTATCATTTGCATGTAATAGTTGTAGTTGGTTATTAAGCTTTGTATTTTCTGTCCACCAGAACCTGATTGAATTTCTTGAATAGGTACTTTTCCTGGATTCATATCTCCTTCAGAAGTGAAAGACCTACCTATTATAGATCCCGTCTGAAAGAACATATTTAATGCTTCTTGTGGATTATAATTAGTTCCATTACCTAAATCAACCTCAGCTAAGCCATCTGCGTCTAAATAAACACCATCTGGTACCATTCTAGACATAACTTGCTGTAGCTTTAAATGTGTTAATTGAATCATGTCGGCAAAACCTGTTATTCGTTTTACTAATGAATCAATTCTACCTTTGTACATTCTAGGTGCGTTTATAGCGTAGTTCATTTTAACTTTACTATAATCACTTTTTGGCCTCATCATATTTTTAGCCATCTCCCATTTTAATAAATGATCAGTACCTAATATTAAAACACCTTCATATAAAACTTCTAATGATCTTGATATTTTACCAAAATTACCAGTCATTTCATTTATTGGTGGATCAAATGTATCATCTCTTAGTATTATTTTTTCAGCACCTGTTGCTGTTTCTTTTACTTTATAAACCTCGTTCATATAAGTTTTATAATTGAAATATAAAACTTGTATTTGATTTTTATCGTCGGAGTAAGTAGAATTATACCTACTAGTAGAATAAGTATTTTGATGTATACTTTGAGTTTGTATAGCCTTTAAATCTTCATCACTTAAATCAGGAAATTCTTTTTTTAATTCATTAATAGGTATTGTTTTTATTTCACCTACATAATATATATCTTGAAAGTCTGGATCTTCAGTATAAGAATAAACTATATTAGCTGGATCCACGTATTCAACTTTAACTCCTTCTGATTTACTAAAAGTATTTTTAACGCAGCCCATGCCAATAACAGCTAGGTCCATGTTAACTCTTTTTTTAACTAAATCATATCTATTACCTTTTAACAATACATTTATAGCTTGTTCTTCAGCTAATTCAATACCTTGTTTGTAACTAAGTTTCATATGCAAGTCTAACTCTTCTTTAGAGTTTGGTAGCATTTCTGGAGGAGATTCAAACAATGAAATACCAAAAGCTTCTTGAGCAAACATACTTAATTCTTTAGTTTGCATGTCTCTTAGTATAGAGTCCATATACTTTGTTCTTTTGTCAACACCGTATGGATCTTGAGAATAACATTTTATATCAAAAGATCTTTCTGATATACCGTTAACAACTATATCTACAAACTTAGGCACAACAGGAACAGGTTTCCAATCTAAGTTTAAATAGCTTAAGTCACCGTTTACAGATAACTCATCTTTATACTTTTGAATAGGTTGTTCACCTCTAGCATAAAGCCTTAGTTTATGAAACTCAGCTTGATGCTGATTATACTTTTGGTTAGATGTAGATCCATCAAACCACTCGTACTCGATTGCTTTACCTACTTGTAAACCATACTCAGCACTTAATTTCTCTGCGTCAGGTACAACTTGACTCGGAAAATAACCTTTTACAACTGACTCAGCCATATTAATTTTCTATTAGTTTTGA